GAGTTTCGGGACGCTGGCGGCAGACGCGGCGGCGGCAGTCTGGGCCATTGCAACGTCCACCCTAACAAGCGCGGGCACCATCGGGAAACTGCTCGTTGACAAGATGGGACAGTTGCTCGGGACCATCGCGGCAGGCACGCACAACGCGCAGAGCGGCGACGCCTACGGCGTGGTGGCGAACGTCACATACGGCAACTCGGCCATCAAGACGGAGACGGCGCTCATCTACGCGGATACGGACGAACTCCAGAAGAACCAGGGCAACTGGGCGACGGCAACGGGGTTTGCGACGCCGACAGACGTGACGAACGCCACAAGCCCGCTGGCGCTCGAAGATACGCTCACAACCGTTGGCGGGCAGGTTGACACCGTGCAGTCCACCGTTGAGGCGCTCAATGATCTCTCCTCCTCCGACGTGGAGACGGCCGTCGGGACGGCGCTCGGCACGTATGACCCGCCGACGAAGGCAGAGATGGATTCCGCGTTCACGGAGATCAAGGGTGCGACGTGGTCAGATGAGACACTCGTCACGATTCAGGCGGCGGCAGAGGGCGCGACGGCCCCGAGTGCCTCGGAGGTCGCAGATGCCGTGTGGGATGAGGCCATATCCGGCCATCTGACGGCGGGCACGACAGGGGCGAAGCTGAATACTGCCGGCAGTGCATCTGACCCTCTGGAGAACGAAGTCCCCGGTTCCTACGCGTCGGGAACGGCGGGGTATGCTCTGGCGTCTATCGATGACATCAAGACAAAGACGGACTTGATCACGGCGGGCACGACCGTCAACCTGTCCGGCGCTACGGCGGAGTCTGGTGACTTCGTTGTGTACGGTGGCGATGACTACGCGGCGACGGAATCCCGCACGCTGACCTGGGGCGCGACGGCGCTCTGGGATAACTTCGACTTTGCGGGCGCGACCATCAAGCTCCTCATCTGGCGGGGCGACACCCAGTATGACATCACGGCATCAGTGAGCGGCTCTGCGGGGGCCAAGACCGCAAGCTGCGCCCTGACGGCCGCCCAGACCGCCCTGCTTGTGGGTTACAAGTGGCAGTATCAGCTGCACGCGACGCTCGACAACGGCCATGAGTTGACGCTGGCGACCGGGAGCATTAGCGTGGTGGAGGCGAAACAACCGGCATGAAAACGCGATTTCCTCTGAGTAAACTGCTGCCGATGCTGCCCGGTGAGGTGGCGTCCGCAGTCAAGGAGCACATCAACCCGGATGAAGCCGAGCTGCGGCGCAAGGGCACGGCGGGCGCGCGCGCGCAGATTGAGGACGGGGAACGGGCGGCGGTGCAGGTTATCAGTACCAGGGACATCGACAGGGACGGCGAGATTCTCGACCCCAAGGGTGCAGTGCTGACCGAGTATCTTTTGAATCCCGTGGTGATGTGGAACCACGACTACAGCCTGCCGCCTATCGGTTCCTCGGAATGGGTGAAAGCCTCCACGGATGCCCTGACCGCCAAGACCATCTACAGTGAGACACCGTTCGCGGATGAGATTTACACGCTGAAGAGAGAAGGGCACCTGCGGGCGGCCTCGGTCGGGTTCGTCCCCCTTGAGGTTGTCTGGAATGGCGGCCCCGGGTGGAGCGAGGCGGTGGAGCGCTACTCGGAGAAGTGGGCGATGAAGCCGAAGGATTTCGGCAAGGTCGGGGCCATTCACACGAAGTGGCTCCTGCTGGAGCATTCGGACGTTCCCATCCCGGCGAACCCGCATGCGCTGGTTACGGCGGTGGGCAAAGGGCTGTCGCTGTCGCCCACCCTGCGGAAGCAGTTCGGCATTGATGAGGACGATGAACAGGGGGAGCAGGCGGACGAGCCGGAGCAGAAGGCGGAGCCGGAGGTGCAGCCCATCATCGTCAGCATTCCGGCCATTGAGCCGGTGCGTGTAACAGAGGTCAAGGTTTCGGAGTTGCCGCGAACCGGCAGCCCGATTATGATAACGGAGCTTGCCCGCCGCGAGGTTCTGCGGCGGCAAGGACGCGTGTAAGCGCACATCCGCAGCTGGAGGCATCAGGCCGCCCTGACAGGGCGGCCTGTTTGATGTCAGGCAAAGCGGAGTAACGCTAGCGCAATGACAACACGCGAGGGAAACAGATGAGCATCAGGCTCGAAAAGGCATGGGAGTTCCAGGGGAAAACGTACAGCCCGGGCACCATCCTCGATATTTCTGACGAGATGACGAGCAAAGGGCTTGTGGACGCCGGCATCGCCACCGTCTATGACCCTGAGGCCGAGGCAAGGGCGCGGGCGGCTGCGGACGCTGAGGCGGAACGGCTGAATGCGCAGATCAAGAGCGCGGTGGACGAGGCGCTCAAGGCGCAGCAGCCCGAGCAGAAGGCGCGCATCGAGATCGTGGCGGACGAGGCGGACAAAGACCGGAAGGCCGGATTCAAGTCCCTCTCGCAGTTCATGGTTGACGTGCGCGCGGCTGAGGCATCCCGTCCGAGCGACCGGTTGAAGAAGTGGGTCGCTCAGGCGTCCACGAAGGCCATTGGAAGCGATGACCTGCGCACGGACTTCGAGGAATCGGGCGGATACCTGGTCCCCGAGGAGTTCAGCGCGACGCTGCTGCAGAAGGCGATCGGGCAGGGCAGCGTCGCGAGCATCATGAACATCATCCCCGTCAACGGGAATACCATTACATTCCCGGCGGTCAATGAGACCAGCAGGGCAGATGGGTACCGCGCCGGCGGGGTCAACGCCTACTGGCAGTCGGAGGCGGAGCAGTACACGGCCAGCCGTCCGAAGCTGACTGAGGTGCGGCTTGTGATGCACAAGCTGACGGCCATGACGTTCGTGACCGATGAGATGATGGCGGATTCCGCTGTCGCGATCGAGTCGGTGATCGGGCTGGTCGCGGATGAGGTGCGTTACAAGCTGGATGACGCCATCATCAACGGCGACGGCGTGGGCAAGCCTCTGGGCCTGCTCAGTTCGGCGGCTAAAGTGAGCGTTGCGAAGGATGCGTCACAGGCGGCGAAGACCTTCACGTACGGCAACGCCATGAACATGTGGGCACGGCTGCCGGCTGCGAGCCGCGGGCGGGCGTACTGGCTGGCGAACAACGATGTTCTGCCGTCACTGCTCACGATGAGCTACAGCACCGCCATCACCAACCCGGGCATCTACAACCCGGCGGCGAACACCCTGCTGGGGCGGCCAATCATGTTCATTGAGCAGTGCCAGACAGTCGGCACCGCGGGCGACGTGATCCTGGTGGACCCGACGCAGTATCTGTTCGGCATGAAGACGGGCGGGCTTCAGAGTGCGACCAGCATGCATCTCCGCTTCGACTATGACGAGACTGCGTACAAGTTCAGCCTTCGGGCTGATGGGCAGTGCTGGTGGAGTAACTACCTGACCCCCGCAAAGGGGTCGAGCTACATCTCGCCTATCGTGACCGTGGCGGTCAGGAGCTAAGGGCCATGAACAAACTTGTTGAAAACTGCAAGATTGTGCACGGGCTGGCTCCGTGCACGCCGTCAAGCAGCACGCCGGATTACGTGTGCATGTCGAACTACAACAATCTGATGGTCATCATCAGCGTTGACAACGGCAACTCGGTGACCGGCAGTGCGATCACTCTGAAGCAGGCCACTGCGGCGGATGGCACTGGTGAAAAGGCGCTGGAGTTCGACTGGCAGTGGGCTAATGCGGATACTGCCGCGTCGGATACGCTGACGAAGACGGCCGTGACATCCAATACATTCACGCCAACCACCACCAACGCCAAGAACAGCCTGCACATCATCGAGGTCAGGGCTGAAGACCTCGATATGGCGAACGGCTTCGACTGGGTGCGGGTCGGCACCGGCGATGCAGCGAACACAGTCGTAGATGTCATCTACGTCCTGTATAACCCGCGCTATAGCACGATGCCGACGGCCATCGCCTGAGACTGACTAACAAGGGGTGACGATGACAGCCCCGGCTGATGGGGGCGGTGCTATCCTCCCGGCCCGCCCCCGTCGTACCACGAGAGCATATCCATGGCAATCATCACCGCAACGGAACTGGAGCAATACCTGGGCGCGACCCTGTCGGGCAACTACACAGACGGGCAACTCGCGACTGCCGCGGCTGTGGCATCAAGCGCCGTAGAGCGTTATTGCGACCGGACGTTTGAGGCGACGGATTACCGGAAGTGGATGGACGGCTCGGGCACGGACAGCCTCTGGCTGGAGCATTACCCCATCATCAAAATCATGCAGGTATCCTGCGATTGGGAGTATGTGGGATACCTGTCCAACTCCTCCTCGGACTCAAACGGGATCAGCGCGTCCATGGCGGAGGATGGGAAGCTGTGGCTGACGGTGGCCGGGGGCACGAACG